CACAGAATGGTTTGGTGATAGCACAGGCTAACGCTCAGTGGAGACAGAACTTAGCGACACTTAACACTGCTGCACAGAACGAAAGCAACATGGCTTTTGCTCAGACTATAAACGCTTTGACATCTACTAACCTTGATGCAATATGGCAAAGAGAAAGAGACATACTATCTATGGCTTTCCAAGTGTCAGAGGGTAACGCTGACAGAGCTAACAGTATTATACTTCAAAAGATGGCGGCTGATGCAGAAATAGATGTAGCAGAGCTACAAGCTTCTATGGAATCTAAAAAACAAACTGGTGGTTTTATTGGAGAGATGCTTTTAAAAGCTCTGCCTTTTACTTAATATACTAGGGATTAAACATGATAACAACAACACAAGATAGAAGAAGAAAAAGAATGATGCTTGAACAGGGTAATCCTGAGTTAAGTGTAAATGATCCTGGAGTTAAGCGTCAATCAAAAGCTCTTGGCTCTCCTCCTGTAGATTTAAACATTGTAAAACCTCCTACAAGGAATAAAGAAAATGATTCTGAAAATAAATCTAAAGAAAATACCGATAGTCTTACTGCTTTTGCAAGTGGGTGGATGGAGGAAATAACAAAAGCTTTTGCTAATGAAGATCCTTTAATTAAAGAACAAAGAGCTAGTCTTGAAGGTGGTGTTCCTGACTACTATAAGGGCGTTGACATAGATACTGCATTTGATTCTAAAGAATCTCAAGATAAAAGAAATAAAGAAGTTGATCAAAACAGAGCAACAGGTGAGAACCTACCTTCTTTTATTATTCAAGGATCTAAATTTAGAAAGGCTTTGTCTGGTGTAGAAGCTAAAAACTATAGAACTCTTTTTGATAACGCAGAAGAAAAGAAAACACCATTTAAAGATGTAGACATAACTGCTATGCCTATGAAAGATATTTTTGATTTAGTAAAAAAGAACGGAAAGTTTCACAAGTTTAATCTTGCTAAAGGAAAAGACACTACAGCTATTGGTAAGTATCAAATGGTAGGTAATACTTTAAGAGATTTAAAAGATAGAAATATTTTAAAAGATCTAGGCATAGATGATGACACTATCTTTAATGAAAACACTCAGGACAAAATAGCAGTTCACCTAGCTGAGAGAAGAGTAAGGTCTAAGTTTTCGATAGCAGAAGCTAGGAAAGAAATGAGGGATGAGTGGGAAGGTTTTAATAAGTTGAGTGATAAAGAATTAGATGCAATAATTAACGAGGTTCGTGGAGGTTAAGATGACAGAAGCAGCACTCATGGCAGCAGTGCCAGGACAATCTCTTACGGACTATCCTAAGAATTATCCCTGGGAAAGACCACCTGAAATGACAGATCCTGGTGACGCTATTAAGTTTCACATTGATAGAATATCAGATGAGGATGTTATAGATAACGTACTAGATCTTCTTGAATTTGGAATACCTGCAAAGACACTATCTGAGTCTATGATGACAGCAGCAGTGGGTTCAGGTATTCACAGTATAGATGTAAGTCTTATTATTGAACCTATTGTCAGAGACTTTATGATGAAGGCTGCTGACATGGCAGGGGTAAATTATAAAGAAACATTTAAACCTAATGAGTTAACTTTAGATGAACGTGCTTCTCTATTTGATGAAGCTGTTGCATCAACACCTGAAGGTGAGAGAGACAAAGGGTTTGAGATAGTTAAAGAAGCTGCTGAGTCAATGAAAAAAGAACCAGTAGAAGAACCAACAGAAGAAGAACCTAAAGGTTTAATGGCGAGGTAGTAAAATGGTTAGTATAGTTTTAGGGGCTGCACTGGATACGGTGGCTGAAGGTATGAAAGATGCTAGAGAGTATCTCGAACAAAAGAAGGCAGGACTAGAAAATTTATTGTTAACTTCAGGTTTTGAAAATAGAAAACAACTAGCTGCAGCCAGAGCAAAAAGAACAGCACAATTAAAAGAAGCAGAGTCTTTTGGTTTTAGTAGTCAAACGGCTGAGGCTATGCAGGTGACTGGTCAGCTTGAGTTTGAACTAGCTAAGTTAAACAAGATAGGTAAAGATAAAGTATCTGAAACATATGTAAGATCTCTTGATAAGGCTGTTCAAAATGCTATGGAAGATGATGAGGATATAGCTAACGCTATTTCAGAAGGTATTGCTGCTTTGAAAGAAGACATGAATATGGATGATTTTAACGCAGGTATAATGAAAGCTTTAGCAGCAAAAACAAAGAAAGAATACAGTGAAGCTGTGTCAGGTTTAACTGTTAGCGGTCCTTCTTTCCCTACAGTAAAAGAGTTTGAATACAGAACCCTTGGTGGTAGAAGGGTTGAATCATCTGAACTAAACAGGATGAATACTCAAATTGCACAATCTTTAAAGACTACTTTTGGTGGAGGATACTCTGTAGATAATCAAGGAGATTTGAGTCTTATTCAATTTGAAAATGATGATTTAAACAGATTGTTTACTGAGCTAAGTAATCAAGCTGTAACCAGGGTTGAGTCTGCTGTTCCTGGAGTTGGAACAGGAAGTCCTGCTGATGTCTCTTTGTACATAGGTCAAACACTTCAGAACGCTAGAAGAAATGATGCAAGCGGTCAACCAATTGTTTCTAATCCATCAGAAATTTTAAACAACTTACCTAGTATTCTAAGCAACCCAACTGAGTTTAACTGGGATAGTCTGGGAACTCAAGATGTAGTTGATCCTCAAAACACAAATACTCAACCAAGTATATAACGGATAAACGTTAATGACGCAAGCAAATCAAACAGAAGAATTATTTGGGTTTACTGAAGATGGTCTTCAACAGGAAGTTGATAAGTATGTAAACCCAATTCAGAAAGAAGATAATTTAGAATTTTCTAGTGAGAGCTACGTAAGTAAAGCTCAAGGGAAATACTTTGATGAACTACTGGGAGATGAGCAGTTTGAGGAAGACTTAAAATTATTTTTTAAAAATCATGACATGTACAAGCTTACAGATAAAGATATAGAGAAAAAAGGTATACCTCAGTTAGCTAATGACTTTGTAGAACATATTAGATTTCAAGACATGAATGAGTATGTAGCTATACAAGATCTTTTATTTTCACAAAGACCAGAGAATGAAGTTGACCCAGAATCTTTACGTGCTTTTGGTAGGTTAGACCACGCCCTAGAAGTTTCTGAGGGTGGTGGAACTGGTTTTGCTGAAGGGTTTAGTGACTACTTTAGAGGCTTTGCCTCTGCTCCTAGTACGATTGCTACAGCAGCTACACTTGGTACAGGAGTGTGGACAAAAATTGGGGCTTACTTTGGTAAAAAAGGAACTCAGTTAGCTCTTAAAAAACAATTAAAACAAATGTTAAGAGATGGTGTCTCAGACGAAGTAATTAAAAAAACTGTAAAGAAAAAAATTGGAAAAGAATCTTTTTTAGGTAAACAAACTATACGTGCTACTGCTTTTGAAACTGGTGTTGGTGGCTTACACTCATACTCTCAAGGGGAGACAAGAGAAAACATAAGACCAGGTTACGAGTACACCACTGGTGATGTTTTAAGAGATGCAGCACTGCAGGGTACTTTTGCACACGTCTTAGGAACTGGTGCTAGAGCTTTAGATCTACGTAGCACTAACAAATCTGTAGATGGTTTACTGGAGATAAGTAAAAGAGAAGAAGCTCTTACCAAGTCTCAAAGAAAGGCTGCTCAAGATACAATCATTAACGCTTCAACTGACTCTGTTAATGAACAAGCAAGCTCTATGTCAGAACTTATGGCTATATTTGAAGCAAGAGAAAAAGGTAAGAAGATTGACTTAAATGCTTTACCTCGTGAGTTAGTTGATCGTGGGAGACAAATATTTGACTCAATGATTAGAGATCCAAGTGATGCTCCCCTTACACAAGGCTTAACTATGGACACAATAAGAGGTGTGAGTGCTGCAGGAATAGAGTTGAGAGACACTTTAAAAAAGTATATGACGCCAAACAAACGTATATCTGAAGCTGTTTCAGATGCCATAGCAGCAGGTGACTTTACAACAAAAGAACTAACAAATATAAAACAAAAGTATGGTTTATCCACTGCTGAACTTTCTTATCTTTGGTTAGCTGACATGTCTAAAGCAGGTCAGACACTAGCAGAGGGTAAGAAATTAAAATCTTTCTTTGAGAATGAATTTAGTAGACTTTCTAAAGCAGGTGTTGAAACTCCATCAGACAGAGAAATATCTGAAATAATAGATCCTCTAGTAACTAGTGGCCTCGCAAGAGATATTGATAATTTTACCATAGGTATGATGACAGTGCAGCTTGGTACTACTGCAGCAAATGTTGTATCTGGTTCTTTTAGGCTAGGTGTTATCGACACTCTTGATCAAACTTGGAAAGTACTTGGATCATCTCTGTATGGTTTAAGTAAAGGACAAGCACCAACTAAAAACTGGTTGGGTAGCATGTTGTCTAATATTAAAGGTATGAGTTGGGGTACAACTGAAGCAAAGATGTTAGAGGCAATGCTTGAGTCTGATCTACCAACAACACACGCAGATTTATTTTATAATACAGCACGTATGATGGAGACTGCATCTACTTCAAAAACAGTTTTGTCTAGTGTTGCAAGAGGTCTTAACGCACTGAACAGTGGTACTGACTCTGTGTTAAAACAAATGGCGTTTTACTCTTCAATAGATAGGCAGTTAAGAGGTCTTGGAAGTACTACAGACAACATGGGAAATGTATCAGACTTTCTTAAAAACTACACTAACTTAAATCAGTTACCCGAAGGTGTTTTAGATAAAGCTCTAAATGACGCAAAGAAAGTTACATATCAGTTAGACTACAAAGGTGATATGTCTTTGTTTGGAAAGGGTGCTAGGACTGTACAGGATATACATTTTAAAGTTCCATTTCTAATGTCTAAAGTTTTTGAGACACCATTTCCAAGATTTTTAATGAATCATTTGGAAGCTGTGGCTGACTACACATTTGTTTCTCACACGATGAATCTTGTAGAAAAAGGAGCTAGAACAGTATTTCCTTTTATGGCTAAAGAGTCTAGATTTTTTGATGACGCATACAAAACTACAGGAGATAGATTTGCTAGAAGTATGACAGGTACTTCACTTGTAGGTCTTGGATACTATAACGCTGTATCAACTGATGGTGACAGTGCATATGACAGGGATATATTTGCACCTCTTGCGGAAGAGATGTTTGGAACTATAGATAAAACAAGTCAGGACTATACAAGATCTCTTGGTACTTTCTTAGCACCTGTTTTTATTGGTGATCTTATGGCAAGAGTTTCTATGGGTCAAAGAGAACTAAAGTATACAGATGCAGATCAACAAGTTATTCAAGAAATATTTGGAGGTATGACTGAAGTAGGATTTGATCTTGGTGTGGTTGATATTTTTAGATCTATCCTAGCTGATGGTAGGGTTGATGAAAGTGCACAGAAGTTTATTGGCGATCAGATGGCTCTACTCACATACGTAGGTAAACCTGCTACAGACATTCTAAGAAACATGGAATACTACAGGTCTGGATCACCCTACACAAAAGATTACTATGGTGGTGGTCCAAACGAAGTTTCTAACTTTGGTGAAAGAAATTGGTTTGAAAGACTGTATACAAAGGGTTTAGCCTACAACAGAGCAGGTAAGTTTGTTTTAGACTTAGGTGGTATTGAGGGTATGTCTGATGATCAAAGACCTGGACCTCAGAGTGAAGCAGGAAGTTATGCTGTTCCAAACTATGATGGTTTTAGCATGTACAGGACTGGTGGTTTTAGCCCAGTAACAAGTCAGTTTGGAATAGCAACTGAAGCACCCTTAAATGATTTACAAAAAGAAGTGCAAAAACTTGGTCTTGTTACTTGGAAATTAATGGGTGAATTTTCAAATGATAGAAACCCTATTGTTGATCAAGCTAAAAAACAAGTCTTATCTACTGGTGTAAAATTAAGAAACGGTAAAGTAACTCAACTTCCTATGTATAAACAATTTGAAGCTTTTAAAAAAGAAAAATTAGAAAATCTTGGAAACATAACTTATAACGAGATCAAAGATCCTGGCACAAGAGAAAGAGTGTTAAAAGAATTTATAAAAACTAGAGTTAACGCTGCTGAAAAATTTGCACAGGATGTTTACGTAACTAGACTGAGTGAGCCTGAGTTGTACGCCAGAGAACTTCAAGGATATATAAGACATGTTTATGAAATAGAACAGAAAAAACTTTTAAAATCTAAATTTAGTTTTGATGATGTGGTAAAATTTGGGATGAAAAACACCACTCTTGGAAAAGCATTTACAAGAAAAGGATATTCCTACGATACCTCAAGAAATTTTATTATGGATGTAAGTGATCTTAGAGGCGAAATAAATAGGAGAAATGTTATACTAACTGAGTGGCTACCTAAATTTAAAGAGGCTAATAACATTACTCTTGAATCAGAGTTTAAGGTAGAAAGATGAAAAAGAAACCCCCAGAAATTAACTGGGGGTTTTTTAGTTTGCTATTTGTTTTTAGTCTTTTTATATTCTATCATTTTATCTGAGTAAGAGAAGGCTTCTTCAACTATCTCCTCAGACCTTTTATACTTACCAGAAGCAAGGAGTCCTGACAAGGCATGACCTGCAAAGAAATCGTCAGTCTCTACCTTTATCTGAGTAGTATCTTTACCTGATACAAACTCTTGGGCTTCCTGCTCAAGGGTTTTTTTATTATCTTTACTAGTCATTTATGTTTTTCTTTTAGTGACTCTAACATCCTGGCAAGATACCACTGAGCTTTTTCCATATCTTCTACAGGATTAGTTTTATATCTGTAACGATGCTGATACTTTATCATGTTACCATGACAGTAATCTATAAAGCCATCAAGACCAAGGACTTGTTTGATGTAGTCAATACATTCTATACCACCGTCTGCGTGATTGTAGTGGAAAGGTTTATCGACTGGATTAAATTTAGAACTCATTTCTTTCCTTCCTGCTAAGTCTATTATATCTGAAACGCTATACCTGTTGCACTCTCCACAGTGACCATCATCATCAAGAAGAAAACCGCAGTCTTTACATTTCATACCGTTACTAGCTCTGCTTCTTCATAAGGAATATGATAGAACGTTTCAGACTTATGTACTCTAGCAAAGTCTGGTCTATGGTTAACGTCATCAGTCATCTGAGTTGCTTTAATTTTCCAAGCCTTATCATACTCAAAGTTAAAAACGTAAAAGAAAAGATTATCTATTTGATCTTTATATTTTTCTATTAGTCTTTTCTTTCTTCCTGGTATCCTGACTTCTCTCCAGAAGGGAGGCCAATTACTATCAGGAAGAACATCATAGTTTTTTTCTTTTAAATAGTCTTGACCCCACTGTGCTTTACGTTCTGCTTCATGATAATAAGTAACCCCATCCTTTGTAGAAACTACATCAGCGTAGTAATCTTCTTTAGAAGAAACTATCTCATGACCTTCAGACAATAAGATTTTTATTAAGGCTTGTTTAGAAGGTGTGTCTACCTTGTCATAAACATCCTTTTGAAATGGTCTAACGTAAGGTTTCATATTATGCTCCTATATCTACTACCTCGCAGACATCACCAGTACAAGCCATTGTTTGACTTGACGTAGTAGTGTCCTCTTTTTCATACTCGCTGAGTCTAGACCAGTCAATAGTTTTTGGCATAGTAGTTAAAATATTTTTGTATTCTTCTTTGTCTATCTCCTGATATGGAGCTTGTTGATAAGTGTGTTCGTTGTAGGGTAAGAAAGATACACCACTCATTTCATCGAAGTGTTCATACACAAATGTTCCAACTTCAAACCATTCATCTTTCTTGACGTTGATTGTCACACTAGGTTTGTGTTCTGACCAGTGCCTCTGATACATCAACCACATTTTAAGTTGGTCAACAGCAGACAAGTCAGATGTAACTACAGCCTTGTTAGGAGCTTTAACAGGAAAAGAGAACACAGTTGTTTGGTCTGGTTTAAATACATCAGGCTCACTAGGAATACCCTGATCCTTCATGAAGGTGGTAAGAGGATCTTTGTTATCTCCTCTAACGGTTCTAACATAATAAGGTGAATGACGTGCATGGATTCCAGAGGCAGAGTCAACCAACTGTGAGACTGTACCTGATGGTTTGACACAGGTGATAGCTGCTGACTGTGGAATACCAAGGCGATCAGACCACTCAGCATTAGTAACAACAGCAACGTTACGTAAGTTCTCAAGGGTTTTATCCAGTCCTTTATTCTTTGTAGTCATTACAGGGTTGTCCATAATACCAGTTAAGCTTACCCCTAAGAGTCTTTCTTCTTCTGTGTTTGTTGTCCAGACTTTTCTGAGGTATGGGAACTTTGTGTACGTGCTTTGGATCGTCCCAAGTATTGTGGCGAGTCTGACTTTTCTAGCCAGGTCATCCACCGTATCCGTGGCTCGTACCACAACTTCCGTAAGATTGCAGAACTGATACGGTCTAAGAATAATCTCACTACAAGGATTAGTTCCGAAGTCAAAGTCAGGATCACGTCTGCCATTCTTTGCAGCTTGTCTCTTAGACGCCTCACGATTAAATATACCACGTTCACCACTCCCTGATTCTACTAATGCCATCCATTCACGCATGAAGGACAGACTGTCTGGTTTCTCTGTGTATGCTACACTGTTATTAGCCAAGGCACGTTGGGGTTCGTTGTCCCACCAGTTACCTGATTTAGCATGACGCATACGATCATCTGATAAATTAGATAGAGAGATCATAGCAGACCTACGTACTCCACCTACAACTACTATCTCTCCTATCTTACACATTAGATCGTGACACTCTATTGAGGATAGCTTACGGCCTTCTGCTTCCCTGAACATCTTAACTGTAAAGTTAAATAGATCTACAAGAGGAGCAGGACCAGAGGCTCTACCACCAAATGTCCTCAACCTTGCACCTGCAGGTCTTACCCTGCTTACATCCCATAGTGGAATCTCACCTGCCCATAGGAGAACTAGTAATTGTCTGAACGCTTTAGCCCACCCCTCCTTGCTGTCCTTTACCACAATGGTAGTATCACTCTCGAAGAGTTTAGGAATTTCGGGAAGCTTGCTAATGAACTGTCTCTCGACACTGAAGCCAACGCCAGTACCACAGAGAAGGATGAACATAGCCTCATCGAAGGACTTTGGGTCATCTACAGGTAAATAACTACAGTTGTATCCTGCAGTGTTGTCTCTGTCTAAAGCTATACCTGCTGTCATCATAGCTCTCATACTAGGCATGATCTCTAAGTTAAGTATAGCAAACATTATTTCATCTTTAGTATCTGTATCTACTTTGTCGCCTATAACATTATCTATGTAACGATCTACTGTTTCAGGCCAGGCTTCTCTGCCTTTACCATCAAAGTATTTAGCGTACCTTGATGTGTGAATAAATGCTTGGTAGTCTGTTGGTAAGTAGTTGTTCATCTGTTATCTCCCGATCCTTGTAGTGTTCCTCTTTTTTCCCTATCATCTAACTTAGCTACATTCTTTTCCATGACAATAGCTAAGTTATCTCCAAAATAATTAGCTAGTGCAGTTACATAAAATAAAACATCACCCAGTTCTTTAACTATTTCTTCAGCAGAAATTTTGTTTCTATCTCTAATCTTTTTCTTTACCTTCTCTGCTACTTCTCCTGCCTCTCCTACAAGACCAAGTGTGTTCTCTATAAGTCTCTCATCACCTATTGTTACAATTTTATTTTCAACCCAGTCTGTGTAGTCTGCAAGAACTGTACTATTCTCTGGTTTATTTAAATCAAATTGATCAAAGTATCCCATGTCTTCTAAGTCTTTACCTGTAATCATTTCTTTTCCTTTACTTCTATTTCAATCATTTCAACATCATCTATATCGTAGATGGTATCTGATACAACTTGTTCAAGTCCTATAGCAGCACCATTCTTATCTGAGGCTATAAAGTTAGCGTCAGGATCTAGCTTTAATAGCATTGTTATTTCAAACAACACAGGAACCTCCAAGTTATAATAATATATTTAATTCCGTCAAGATTATTCTTCAAGCCAGTCATCAGGAATTAACTTATCAGCATATTTAAATCCATGACGTTTACACCAGTCAGCATAACAAGACTTAGCACCCTTGTACAACTTGATCCTACTGTTCTGAAATACAAACCTCAAGTCTAACTTAGGATATTGTTTTCGTATCTCTACATGTTTGCGTCTGTCGGTAGATACAAAACGTCCTTTGGTTTCTATAACAATACCATTCTCTAGAATAAAGTCAGGTGTGTAGTGTCGAGTCCTAACATCTAACCACTCTATACGTTCTTTCTCGTAGGTAAAGTTGATACCTTTTTCTTTTAGATACTTGGCAGTATCATCCTCAAAACCAGAACGATACCCTGCCTTGAGTGCTGCTGCACTAAATCTTTTCTTGTTCTTTTTCATGCAACTCACAGTGACAGTTAGAACAAACTAAAATACAATTACGCATCTCTTCTTTTAAAGACTTACGAGAGTATCCAAACATTTTACTTACTTCATTTCTTTTAGGACCAGTGTGATGAAAGTGTAAAGCCATCAAAGATTTTTTGTAACCACACACAGAGCATCCATAAAACCTTTTAACTCTTTTAACAAACTCTCTATTTGAATCAGAGTTTATTTTCATTCGGTTAGCTTTGTCAGCTAATTGTTTTATCCAAGACTCTTCACTAGACCACTGTTCATAAACCCTGGACTCTTCTCCAGTATCTTTATTTATCCGCACATAATAGTTTTTAAAAATAAAACCATCTTCCCTTACATCTCTCTGTTTAAAAGGTAGGTTTAAAGATTGTACTTCAGAAAGTCTGAGATACCTTACAGTTCTATTACGTTTCTTGTGGGACATTGTAGGTAAGATCCTCTGGTACATTTGGTTTCTTAACTACATCTACCAGATAAGCATCATAGTTACTGTAAACAAACTTCCTGGCTTCAGGCCAACATTTCTTTTTAAAGTCACAGAAGGTACAAGCTTTCGGTAGCTTTGTATTAGGGTTAGTTGCAGAGACAGGAACAGGGTCAAATGGACGATCAGGTATCTTACCCTTTACCATCTTCTTTACAGTACCTATTTCTTTTTCTTTTTGTTTTAACTCTTTTGAGAAGTCATAGACATCCAGGCAGATTGTTCCGTTGACTTTATCAACAACAAGAAAAGCCCCATGTGTTTTGTTTGTTACAAGTGGATCATCTTTTGCAGCGTAAACATACGAACTTAGCTGACTGATATATCCGAAGGGATCGTCCTCACGTAAGTTGCCCTCTGCAAACTTTTTAAATGAGTAAGGAGAAGCAGACTTAACATCAATTGTCATACCATCAATCACTGCATCCCTGTGACCTGCCATCTCACCAATGTACATACGGTCTTGTTCACCTGTAACTTTATGTCCAGATACTTTAACAATAGAAAGAACTAACTCCTCTATCATATCTCCGTAGAAAAACTTTAGAAGGTCTCCTGCAGACAAAGGCTTTGCAGACTCAGTATCATTTATCTTGTACCAAAGTTTTCTTTGGCAAGGGCTTCCTATACTAGAGAAAGATAAATACTTTCGAGGTTTCTGTGGTGAACTAAATCTTTTTAAAGCAGTCTTGGCAATGGCATCACCCATCCTTAGACCAACGATATGATCCCAACCTTTTAAACCAAGGATGGTATCTTCCATGTCTTTAACTAGTGTATCTATTGTGGGCATTATCTTTCCTTTTTGTAGTAGCCCCCACCTAAAAATGAACAAAAAAGATGGGGGCTGATTCTTCTAGGGTAAAAGGAACAAAACCTAGAAGGGTACTGAGTCCTGTGGTTCCTGGGAGGAGGAAGACTTACCACCAGAACTCTTGGAATGATCCTGAAACATTGAAGAAGAAGACTGGGAGGAACCTCCCTCAGTTTCGTAGACCACATGATCAAGGACTTGAAGCCCCATGAGTCGTGTACCTACAAGTCCTTTCTTTGTACGATACACCTCAACCTTTACGATGCCTTTACTTCCGTTACCGATAAGACCTTTATCCTCTAGATCCCAAGCCTTACCTGCAATGTCAGCTACGACAGGTTCACCACCCATCCAATCTTCAGCACCAGTGTGAGGACGAGATACTGTGAGCCTATGCCCATCGTCTACTTCCTCTATTTTCTTTTGACATCCTGCTTTCTTTAAAGCATCTGCTGTCTTCTTATCAGTGGTTACTGTAACCTTATACTCTCCGTTAGTATCCACGTTCCATTCGGCTTGATCTCTGTTGGACTCAAATACTTTTGCCCATTCGATTGTACCCTTAATATCTATTTGTGTTGATGGCATATTGCCCTCCTTTTCTTTTACTGTTGTTACATCTAATATTTTTTACTGTAGTTGTCAATGGGTCTCAGCCCAATTTTTTCCTATGTCGTATGATCCAGGTGTAGGAATCTTAAACCCTAACTCCTGACCAGTTTCTAACATGCAGTCTGCTTGTATTTTTCCTAACCTTTTAGCTTCCTCCTCTGTCCCTGTTACTTCTACTTGGTATTCATCGTGGATGAACCCAACCATTTTAAACCTTATCCCTTCCTGTCTAGCTTTGTCGTGCCACTTAAGTAGACTGTGCTTCATCAAGCAAGCCTCACCATTTTGTAGTATACCTGCCAGTGTTTTGTGTGCGTTGGGTACTGGAACTCTACGTCCATCATACCCAGTAAAGTATCCCTGATCTGCTATGTAAGGCACGAGTTGGTTCTTTAGATTGTATAAACCATCAATGCTCATCTCGAAACGAGTACGTGCCTCCTGTGCTTCCTTCATGTTGACCTTAAGTATCTGACCAGTTTTTGCTACACCTGCACCCAATAACCAAGCGTAAATAAAAGTCTTAGCCATATCCCTCGTACCATTTGGTACGTCCAAAGCTTTCTTGTTGACGTTGTGTATGTCTGTCTCGTCTTCTTTCTTTCCCTTCATGATGGCTTGTGCATACTGATCAGCATCAAAGTGTCTCCAGAGATAGTCAGCTAACACACGTAACTGAATACCGTCTGCGTCTGTACCAACCAACCAAGAGTCAGAAGGAACTGTCCAACAAGAACGTAGATGCACATCAAATTGTTTCTTTACTTCATCAACTGCTGACTTAGGTTGACCATGAAACGGAGAGGATATGTTAGCAGTGTTAGGATCTTTGTGAGCACACCGTCCTGTCCATGCCCCGATGTTGTTTATCCTACCATGAATACGTAAATCATCACCACACTGCCCTAGCCACTCCACCAGTGAGGAACGCCTACCTTCAAGTGTCAACCACTGGGCTAGAGCTTTCGCTCCTGTAGGTGCTGTCTCAGGGAGTGTACTAAGGTTTGCCTCTGATACAGTGAAACCGTACCTGTCTAAGTCTTTCTTCTTTTGATTGTAGAAATCCTTGTCCATAGAGGCTACTGACTTACCATATGGATCACCTATTCTCTTTCGAGAGAAGTTAATAGCAGTCTTGGTTTTATCTACTGGCTTCCATCCTGCATCCCAGAGAACATCTATCCTGTCCTTTGAAGATCCTGGATTAAACTCTATCCAGTCAAGACACACTAAGTCATCACCCTCTATGTTTGTAATGGCATACTTTTCTTTAGCCCTAACAACTGTAGCCATCTCATCACCATCCTTCTTGAGTCGATACTTAACACGATTGACCTCAGTAAGTTTGGGTGGGAAGTCTACCTGGAACTGCTCCTCTAGTGTACTCATCTTTGTTTTGACTGAGTTGAGAAGAAACTCTGCCTTTGGTTTATCAAAGAAGAAACCGTAGTACTGTGTACGAACCAATTCTATTTGAACATCATGCTCAGTCCTTAAAGACTTACGCCAATCAGGACTCCAAATAATATTGTTGAAGTGATCATACAAAGATTCTGTAACCTCGATGTCTTGATACCAGTAGTCAACCATTTCGATACTGAACTTATCGAACTCATGAAAATCTCCTTTATGTTTGTTGAGCCTTATACCCCAAGCCTGTAGACTGTGAGGAAACTTAGCACCCTTTGGTGTTTCGATGTCGTAGTTTACTAACCTACTAATAAGTAAAGTATCTACAATCTTTCTTGGATCTATCAGTCTAGGTTTAAGTAGTTTGTTTAACATGGGTGCATCGAACTGTACAAAGTTGTGACCAACTATTAGATCTGCTGACTCGTACCACTTGATAGCCTCACGTCTAGCAACCTCATCCTCGTGACAGTTATCAAACCTTACTATCTCACCAGTAGTAATATCTTTACCACCACAGATCCAGAGTTTATCACTGTCAGTAAGACCGTTTGTTTCTATGTCGCTGATGACAATCTTCATACGTTGAATACTACCTCTTCAAGAACAGTTGTCTCAGGATCGTAGAAGACTGAACCTGCATTCCCTAGCTTGGCAAAGGGTCTATTCTTATCAACAATAAAGTGAGTTGTATTTCTCTCTACATCATCCTCTGATTCAGTATCTCTGTTAAGTTTTATACAGACGATAGCTTCTTCTTCCAGAGAGGCTGCATACTTGGTGCGTCCATCATCGTTGACCTGTGATATAAATACCACACCTATGTTTAATTCTTTGGCAAGCTGCGCCATTCGTGAACCAAGGGTTGTCAACGTACTGGTAGCCGCATCAACACCAGAGTTAGATAGGTAGGCTAGACGCTGAACGTGATCTATAAAGATGTACTCTGCACCATAGACTGTGGCTGCAAGCCTAACATAGTCCAGGAGTTGCATTGGATCATCGTGGCTACGCATCTCAAAGATAACTGTGTTCTCACCACCTGCCATCTTCTGTGCTGCTTTAATTACTTGATCCTCACTGAACCCTGTAGAGACTGCATCCTCTTTGGTTCTGACATTCCATCCTAGTTCGTAGGTTGCCATAGCTCTATAGGTTGTAGACTTCATCTCTTCCATGTGAAGTAGAGCAAGACGTGTATTCTGTTTGAGTAGTCCTACCTCAAAGTATCTGACTAGTTCAGTCTTACCCTGACCTCTGAGTGCTTTGATAAAAGTAAGACCACCCTTCACCAATCCCCTGATCTTGTCATCAATACCAGTGTGTCCTGTGGGTACATACTCGTAAGGGTTTTCTGTGGTGATAGCTTTCTCTACCTCCAGGTCTCCAACAAAAAAGTTGTCTGGTGCAAATCTCTGTGGCTTGAGTGCTGCCCACTTGAGATCTGATTCATCACCCTCCATGAGAAACTCGTTAGCATCCTTGTGCTTGGACATAGGTACGTAGTAAAACTTCTCAGGCATAATGCTGTACAGTTTCTGTGCTGCACCCTGACCTGCTGTGTCTAGTTCACCTGCGTAGACCACCATCTCAAAAGCGTTGAGATAGTCAAAGTTATCCTTGATAAACTTATCTGATAGGGCTGCACTTGGTAGTGACTTTACAGGATAGGATTTACCTAACACCTGGTACAGACTAGCCGCATCAAACTCACCCTCAGTAATGTATATACGCTTACTAGATCCTGCGTTAAAGTCAGGACCGAATAGTTCGGTCAGAGATCCACGTTCCTTTGTCCAGAACTTTTTCTCGTGGTAGCCACGATATTTTACGTTATCTTTGTACTTGAAAGCGTAACGTACAGGATCACCACCCTCACCTATTTGTAACTGAATGTTGTAGAGTTTAGCTACGTCCTCATCTAGTCCACGAATACCTTCATGCCTACCCGAAATAATCTTTACGTTTCGTAAGTCTACTTTAGGTGGAGGAGGTGGATAAGTTGCCTCTGCCCAGTCAAACTTCTTTGCTGAGTTTGGATACCCTTTATTACAAGAGTGACACTTACCTACTTTAGTTACTAGGTTGTAGCTGAAAGCATCTGAACTTGCACAGTCCTCGAAAGGACATGGTTGATGTGTAATCTCATTGTTGCTGTTCACTGCTGCTGTCATTTTGTTGTTCCTTTTCTTTTGCTCTTTGACGTTCTTCCTTGGTCATTGGTCTTATCTCTTTTGATACACCTTTATACCGATCTATATGCCACTCTTGGACTCTACCAGTATTCCATTTGTCTGCTTCCATCTGTGCCTCCTCTCGTGTATCAAACAAAATAGGTGAATCATTTAAAGTAAATACATCCTTACCTGTAACATAAAACCACTCATTAGTATCTATCTCAATTTGAACGTAATACTTCATTTATTATCTTTCATTTATAATTCCCTACCACATCGGATTCATTAGGTCAAATCTTTCGTACCAGTCAGCCCCTTCCAAGGCTAACCACATCAGTACAGGCACACCCAGTATGAGAAACATACAGGTAACAAAAGCCCATCCCAGTCCTTTTGTTGTACAATAATGTTCACTCATCCATAATCCTTCCTTGCTTTAGGTGGAAAGTCATCTTGATTCCATCCTTTGTTTACTTGCTCAGTTGCCCAGGCATAGGTGATCTTCCAATATCTTGCTGCCTCTGCCATGTTACTGAAGTCTTTACCGTAGAGTCTACACTTCCTACCCTTCTGTTTAAAGGTAGGCTCGTGCCTGATACGGACATGGGTAGGTACTTCTTTTGGCTGCATTACTTTTCTCCTATGTTAGTTGGTGCATAGACTTCACCATTGTATTGGCTACCAGTCTCAGTATCTGCACCAAAGTTACACCATGCTAAGATCACTAGGATTGTCATGATCCAGTAGAATGAAACCTTTACCCACTTGATAAAGCCCTCGAATGTTTTCTTTGCTTCTACCTCTGCTGATTCACTTGGTGTCATTGTTGTACCTCTACTTCTAGACAAGCCACTGTCTCTGACTTGTGTGTTACCATCTTAGCTGCTTTGCTTAATTGTATTTGACACTCTTCAAGTGTGGCATAGCTACCTAACTGATAATGTTCCACTGTTTGTGTGCTGAACAACTGCATCCATACTAATACATACATCATATATATTTTTCCACTTCCTCATCTGTAAAACCAAGATCTTTTGCTCTCTGTCTGTAAAGTTTTGGATTTACTTTAGACAATTTCATTGTTCTTTCAATGGGCATCTCATACTCGTTTATGTTCTTGTAAGATAACCAATTCCAGTAGTAATCACCATTTAAAAATTCTGATTCTACATGACAGGTAGGGCAGAGAAGGTGTAGGTTTTCTACTGAGTTGTCACCACTTTGATTGACAGACAGGATGTGACATCTCTCTACCTTAATATTAAAACCACAAGCAAAACAATCATTTAGTCCACCTAATTCTATACCATACTGATCAAGAAAAGAATTGCCATACCAGTACTCATGTATCTTTTTCTTTGTTGGCATACCCTTTCTTTTATTAACCTTTAAAACATTGGATACCATAGTTCACCTCTATCTCTATATCCTTTTACTTCGTTCAACAAGATCTTTAGCTTGTCTGCTTTGTACTGCTCACCATCCCACTCAAGATCGTCAATGTCTTTCTGTAAATCTTTGAGATAGGACTCAACAGCGACTACCTTTTCATCCTCGTATTTTAAATGTCTCATTAGTGATAAGTCCTTATTTCTTTTTTTGCTACCCAATTTCTAAACTGTTCTGGAGTGATACCTTTCTCGTGCATGAACCACTGCATATCTAGTATAACTTCCAACAAGGTATTATTCTGATCAAGTATAGTTTCAACCATATCCTTATCTTTATTTTTAAGTTTTGAAAGAAGACTATTTATTTCTTCAACAGCCAAGTATTCAACCTCACTAAAATCTTCATCGTCATCATCGTTATCCATACTGTTAGTTCCTTTCTTTAAGTTATACCTAAAGTATTATTTCTTATATAAGAATAAGAAATATTAGTATACTTTAGGTATAGCCTTTAGTTATTAGTTGGCAACTGTTGTTTTTATTTCAAGTGGGGCAAGTTGTCTCACCACCACAGAGAAGCTAAGAAAAATACCCAAGCTATATTTAAAAGGATAGCTAAAATTTCATATGGCTCTAACATAATCACCTACTATACGTTGATATACTGGTGTGTGTTCATGGTGTAGCTTACACCCATCTCGTAGTCAGGACTGTTGCCATACAACTCTGTTAGAGTATCTACTACAGCCCTTACGTT